TTCTTCAGTTAAACCAATGTAACCTGCTATTGAACGTGCTGATTGCAACTTTCTTTGCCTACTCTTAAATGCTAAAGATCCTGTTGGCAACCCCATTACCCTTGTAGTGAGGTTGCATATTGCTTTAAAATTTAATTCTTCAGTCATATCTAAAAAGGTAAATCATTATCATCAGTAGTTACAAAGCTGTCTTTAACTTCAGGATTTTCACTTTGATTTGTAAAGTGGTAGCCATCTATATTATGATAGTATTTCCCTTTATATTCTCTTGAATAAACATTACAAAGAATAGAAACTGTCATACCAATATCTAGTTTATTTAAGTTCTTAATCTTATCTTCTCCAAAAGCACTTACAGCAGTTAAGTTATTAAATTCATCTCCTGAATCAATCACTACTGTTTGTTTTTGCCATTCTTTTCCTGCTTTACTTGTACCTGTTTCTAAGTCAAGTATCTTTACTAATTTTCCTGTTACTTCCATTTTTATTTATTTAATTGATTAATATTTCTTTTTAAAATCTTCTGATTCATCTTCTCCAAACACTCCCAGTTCATAGAACCCTGTAAGCTTTAGTACTGCTCTTGACATAGCTCTTTTCTCAGCCATCTCCATTACATACCAAGTGTTACAGTTTCCATCTTTAAACCCTTCGCCTTTTAACGCTGAGCCAAATGTTTGAATTTTTATTTCTTCGCTTTCTTTATACCCATAAGCTTTTACTACACAAAAATCTCTTTCGCAATTAATAACTTCATAATCAATAGTGATATTTTCTATTGCCTGAATTTTATCAATTCCAGATCTTGTGATAATTACATAGTGTTGATGTTTAAAGACATCTTCTTTGTCTAGTCCGTATTGGTGGTACTTTTCTTTAATCTTTTCAGTTTTCATATTTCAATTATTTAATTAGTTAAAAGGTTTGTATTATAAAAGAATCTCCATTTTCAAAAGCCCAATAGAACGTAGCATCCATTATAGCTTCTTCATCAGGATAATCTTCTTCGTCATATTCTTTCCAAAATTCCTCCATATTTTCATATTCTGTATATTCACAACAAAAAGCAATAGGGTCAAATTCTATTTCTTCATCTGTATCTTCTTCATAAGAAGTTAACATTTCAAATAATTCTAACCTGCCTATTGGACTAAAGTTGTTTGGCCTGTGTTCTGCAAACCAAGCTGCAAATTCAAATCTATTTATACTTGTTTTCATTTCGTATTTATGTATTTAGTTAATTGTTCTTTAATATATTCTAATTGTTCTTTGTCAATCCATTCTAAGAAGTTGTAGCTATCAAAACAGATCTGAAAGTCATTACCACATTCATCTGTTCCTCGCAAATATACTTCGTTTTCGTGAGCTTGAAAAGTATTAATGTCATTCATTCTTTTATGTATTAATTCTTCTTTTGTTGAATTTCCAAATTTATCTATAACTCCATTCATAAATTTTTCTTGTTCTGTCATTTGTGCAATATCTTTTTCTGTAAAGTCTATTTCACTATTTGGGTCTGCTATTGGTATTGGTATCATATCGTTGTTATTAGTGCTTTATTATTAGTTAATTTATCGTACCGTTCTTTATATTCTTTAAGCTTATCTTCATTTTCATAGTCATAACATTCATCTACATTAAGCCCTGTTAATTCTACATAAGTTTCAAATGCTTCATCTACTTGTTCTCTAGTTCCGAAAATTCTAATACTAGGTTCTACTTTTTTTATATCTTGAAACCATCCCTCAGGAGAAAGCTTTTCAATTGTTTTATATACTCCGTTATTATAGAAGTAGTAGTCCTCGCAAATTAACTCCATTGTGTATTGTCTTTAAAGTTATAGTATTCAGTTTTAAGTTTAACAAATAAATCAATTACTTGTTCATCTATTGATTTTTCTAATAAGAATCTTTTGTGTTCAGGTTCAATACTCTTTACTAATATAAATAAGCTATTAGTAATTTTGTTAAGCCAAAGTGGGTTTTCATCTATCACATCTAATATAGATACAATAGCTTCTTCTTTGTTAGTCGCTTCCTTCATTTTAAAATTTGATTTCATTTTAGTTTTTTTAGTTTATTTCGTTTTAATTACGAAGCAAAGATAAAACTTATTTTTGAATTAACTAACTTTTTAACGCTTTTTTTAACAAAAATATGTATTTATATCTAGTAAATTAATTTAAAATAAACTATAAAATTATAGTTCCATTAGTAAATTTAGGGGTGTTTTTCCGTTATTTAAGACAACTGCAACTCCCACGGCAGGTCGTTTTCCGTATTTTGCGTAAGCCATTGCGTAAGATTTTTGATTTATTCCACAGCCCACTTGAGTTCCAAATACTCTAAAGTTTTTACCAACATAATGCTCCGTATAACATTGGGTGTGTAAATGTCCCTGTACTGTATTCATCATATCTGCACGGCACTTGGTTCTAGCTGTACCTCCTTCTCCGTGAATATATTGTACTCCATCTTTTACGTATCTTTCAACAAAATTCCAATTAGGAGTTTCTAATACTTCTTTGTAGGATTTAATCCATTTGCTAGGTATAGCTGATGTTTGTGCTTTACGCATTATAATACGATCGTGGTTGCCGATTATAACAGTAGCAACAGGAAAAGCATTTCTCCATCTTGATATACGTCTAACAGCCAACTCTAATTCATCAGCACCCCCCATTCCATCTGCTGAAGTTTCGTGGTAACTAGCAAAGTGGTTGTCTATTACATCACCTATGAACACAACTTCTGTACACATAAATTCATAATACTTTTCTATGCAGAACTGCAAATAACCATCAAGACAGAATGGCTCGTGCAAGTCGCCAATCACTAGAATATTCCTAGTGTCGGCTTCTCGCATTTTTTGTATTGCTTCTACTTCGTGAGGTTTTAACCTCATCCTATTATATGAATCAGGTTTATTACTTTTTAGATTTTCCAAAATCAGCTAAAGATTGTCCACCTAACATTGCAATTAAACTCCACCAAATTTTAGATACTGCTTCTTCATCAACTCCAAGCCAAGTAGCTATCATTGGAATTAAAATTGAGCTGATCCCTAGCCATACTTTCTTTGAAGTTAATAGCTGTGAGATAATGTAATTTTTCATAGTTATTTATTTTTAATTATTAAATTTATATTCTCTCCACCCAAATTTAGTATTTCTTTTATCAGTAAATCCATAGCTAAAGTAGAATTATGAACAATGTTTTGTTGGCTTCCCTGTCCTACTAGGATGCAGCCCTTTGTATCTTTAGCAGTATTACCTCTGTGAAATAATATGTGTGAACGGTTTTTTACATCTTGAACTAATAGGTGTGTATAATTCCTACTAGCACTTTCTTTTGCTTTTCTTAACCTAACTGAGTATTCCCCTATTGGAATACAAGATACACTTCTTTGGTTATCTCTATAAGGCAGTTCTAACGTATCACAGAACCTCTCGCCATTTAAAAATAATTCTCCAATAGTAGAGTCATCAGTAAAAGTATCTCTTAGAATCAAGAGGTTAATATGTTTGGGTTTAGAGATAGTAGGTTTTATAGATTTTACACCCCCTAACCTCCTTAACAAATTCATTACGAACTTTAGGAGCTTTTTCATCTTTCTTATGGTATTTTGGATTGGTGCTATTTAATTTTGTTTTTTTCATATAAAAAGAATTTATAAATAGTAAAACTTATAGCTAGTATAAGTGAAACAAATGTAAGCATCTCGTTAGCTTCTACTAAAGATACTCCAATAGCTGAACCATTAGCTATTCCTACTTGTATTGTGTCTTTTAGATCTGTCATTATTATTAGATTTTGGCTTACTTTCCAAGTAGGTTTTCAGCTTTGTTACGTTAGTTTTTTTAGGTTTATAATATTTCTTCATTATGTTAAATCAGGAGTTAGAAAATCCCTTAGCGTTAGCTTATTACTAGGACTAGGCATATCTAAATTCATATTGGAGTAATAGTTCTCAGTTGATGGAGATACATCAGCTCCTGAGTTTGTAGAGTATTCAGGGAAACTACTAATGTTATTTCTTATGTAGTCTATAAGTCTTTCTCTATAATAACTAGCTGTATTCAAAATCTCCTCTCTAAAGCTTTGTGCTTCAGCAGTAGATAAAGCTGTTCCTGTTTCTGAGGTTTTGTTATAGATATTACCATTCTCTATCTTGTGCCTTAAATAAGGTAAAGCGTGATAAAGACTGTAAGATGGTAGCATTTCTGCTACATAATCATCTACTAGTGTTTTATAAGCACCTGCCAAAGTTCCTGCTGTAATTTCATCTTTTAGCTTTTGAGTTAAGTTAGTTCCTAAAGCTGTTTCTACATAAAGCTTCTGAGCTTCTTTTACAAATGGTAGTAATAAATCAACATCAACATTAAGATTAATAGCTGTGCTTTCTTTTAATTTTTGTTCTGATATAAATAGTACGTATGACATAGTTATCTTGGTTCTAAAAATCCGTTATTCTTCATTCTCTTTGGTGGTCTAGCTACTAGATTATCATTCTTTTCAGCAGTAAATCCTTCACTTCTTGCTTTAGTATAAGATATTAATTGCTTAGAAGATATATTACCCTTAGCACCTCTTAATGATGTTTTGTAGATTTGTCTAAGCCAAAAGTGATGGCAATTACCACCCCCTTTGTAAAGCCATATAGAATAAGTAGCCGCACCTCTTGGACCCCAACCTGGATTAACTGCTCTATTAGTCATTTGTAAAATATCTTCTTTTCTATAAATCTTATTAGCTGAGGACATTAATTTACAGAACTCTCTAGTTGATCCCTCTTGTTTTAAGAAATTATCCTTTGTATAAACGTATCTCACTTTGTAAAAATCATTGTCTGACTTGTTAGTACCATCTTGACTACTTCTTGCATTTGGTCTAGCTGTTCCTGTACTAGCTAATTCTAGCTTTTCATTAGCTGCTTGGTTTAACTCTTTTTCAAAGTTAAAATCTTGATGCTCTCCATCTACCACTTCTTCATCTACCATTTCCCAATCTTCAGGAATATTCTCTCCAAATTCAGCTATAAATTTAGACAACTCAGTTGCTTCTGAGTGTCCTTCACAAGCCATATAAACGGTTTCACCTTCTAAATCGTGTTCGTGATACCCCTCGCACCCTTTTGTCTTAGCGTGTTCTTCTGCTTCTTCTATCGTGCTAAATACAGGTTGTCCATCTATCATTCCTACCTTAGAAAGTTTTACATCTTGCTCAACAGTAGCTTCATCATCTTCAAGTGGTGCTAATCCAATATCTTCTCTAATTTCATCTTCAGTCATTACCTCACGTATTGTCTTGGAATCAAACTGAACTGTTATTGGTTTTAATTGTACAAACTCAACCTCTAAATCCATATT